TTAGGCAACCTCAATTTCAAACATTCCTTCTCCTGAGACGAAATCCCAGGTTTCCGGGTCTTGCTCAAGGAATGAGAATTCAATGGTGAAGTCTTCATTAGCAAGACTGAGGGTTCCCCCTAGGTCCATATAGCCAATGAGAGGCTTACCGCTTGCCGTGTCGTCATAGACAACCGCGTATCGAACGTCTGCCGTGAGGCCCGGCCAAGTAACGTCGTCGGCATCCAACTTCATTTTCCATGACGCATAGGTCACGGTCTTACCGGTTAGCGCGATACCGCCCGCCGTATAACCGCTACTCGAAATCTCATAGCTGCTTACGGTTGACCATGCACCCTGAGTGTTCCTGTTTGGCGAATAACCCGAACCAACCAAGGCAATCTTGATTGTGTCGGACGTAAAGCTAATCTGCCCATTGAACGCCTTAGCGAACACTGAGCCATAGAAGTACGTAGGTAGTGCCATTAGTAATCTGTCCTTTCAAGAAAGATGGGGCAGAGGCTCGAAAACCTCTGCCCCCTCAACCAAGACCAATTGGGATTAGGACTTGGTTAGCTCCAGAATTCCGAAAGCGTTAGGCTGACCAACCGCGAAAGCCTTACGTGTACGCATCTTGAGCAAAGGCTCATCCGTACGTGCACCGGCCTCTTCAACAAGGCGGTACTCCATCGGAGTACGGTCACCAAGAATGAGGTGCTGACGGTTACCCACTACAAGGAGAGGGTTTCCAGCCGCACCCGCTGCGCCACCGGCACCACCAGGGGCACTAGAAGCGGTAGCTGAGGTAACAGCACCAAACGAGAAGTTCACCTGATATCCGAAGAGGGTTGACGGGGTACCGGCAAGACCCTCAACAAAGATTGGGCGGTTGTTTCCGTCAAGGATTCCACGGAAAACAGACTTGAACTTAGGGTGAGCAATAACAACCGTGTCAGCGTCATTCCAGAAAGCGCCACCCTCAACAAGAGCAACAACATCCGAAAGCGCAGTGTAAGTAGCGGCTGTAACTCCAATCTTCTGACCCGCACCGGTCGCCTTGTAAACAGAGGTGAACGGAACGGTTGTCTCATTCGCGGTAGCCGTAGTACCAAGGCAAGCCACGTCAAGGTGAGTTGCATAAGCGGTAGCTACCTCAAGCTGATGAGAAGCGATGATGTCTACATTCGCGTCCTCTAGGTCTTCCTCAGCAACAACGAGAGCGTTGGTGAACTTAACCGCCTTAAGCTGCACGTTGTCCAGTGAAGGATTGTCGTCGGTGTACTCGGCACCCTTTGCCACAACCTTGGTTGTAGCAGCACCCGCACGAGGAACCTCAACAATGTTGGTGCCCATGTTGTAATGACGGGCAACGGCCTCAATCGCTGAAGACTGAAGCACTCGGTTTAGAACTTCGGAACCATACTCCTCCGGAACCCAAGCATCGGCATTAACTCTAGCCATTTTGTTTTATATCTCCTGATTAATTTAGTTGTCCGGAACACCTCCGAAGAGGTTCCGGGTAGGTGTTCACAGACACCTAATTCTTTTGTTTTTCAGTTAGTCCCGAATATGACAGCCGGCCTGCATATTCAGAGGCTTTTTCTTATCGCTTCAGATAACCGGCAACGAGCTTTTCAGCGCTGCTCTTAGTAGGACTTGCTTCCCTCTTGTCTGAGGCGTCCGCACCGCTAATGCCGTTGGGCTTACCCGAACCGAATAGCTCAGGGAAATCTTCCCTCAAGGAATCAATCTGCTCTGTCAGTCCCTCAAGCTCTCCAGACTCCATCACGGTAATCTGTGAAAGGTCGAGCAACTTCCTAACCTTTGGGTTATTGATACCCGCCTCTGAAAGCGTCCTCTCTGCGGCAAGACCAATAGCCATGTCCTTGTAGGTGTTTCTCTCGTTTCGGTAATGCGCGGCTTCATTGTTAGCCTTCTTTAGCTGAGCCTGCATTGCCTTGATGTCAAAGTCGTTAGAGACCTCAGTCTCGTTGTTCTGTTCTGTCATTACTGTTTTCCTCCATCTCGGTAGTCTTGTTCGTAATGATTCGGTGCCTTCTCTCCAAAGCCTCAATCAAGGCTCTGAAGAGTCGGCCAATGTCGTCTGTCACGTTGCAGTCTGTTCCCCGGCCTCTGAGCCGGTTTCCAGAGCTGCTGTGTCGGCAGGCTGCACAGGAGTCGTCCCGACGCCTGTACGGGCCTGTGAGGCTGCTAGAGCCCTCTTCTGCTCCCACGTCTCGACTAGGGCCGCGTCATACCCCATCTCAACAAGGTTCTGTGAATCAGGAAGACCAACCTGCTTCTTGATGCGGGCAATCTCCCATGCTTCCTTGGTGTCGAATGTCTCCACCGCACGCCAATGGATTTGAACGTCTTCCTTCATTCCCTGTGCCTCAAGGATGAATGAGAAGACCTTTCGCCATGTGGCACCAAAGCAAAGCTGACGCATCTTTGTCTTCTTCACTAGTGGAGCCTCTGCTACTCGCAATGCCTCACCGGATGGCACATTGCCGGTTGGTTCAAAGTAGTGCAGAGGAGTGGCAGTCACCGTAGCCATTGCTCGGATATTGACCCTTAGAGGCTCAATGAACGTTGCAGGGTTAGCAGCATCGAACTGCCCGACTTCCTTGATTCCCTTGAGGACTGCCATAGAGCCAGGCTGGTTAGCTACACCGACTGTCTCTGTCTCGTCCCCGAAATCCGCGTTCTCCGAAGAACCCTCAAGGGTGAGAGCCCAACGCTGCGGAAAACCGTGGAAGTCATTTGCTGCCATCTGAGTCACAACAAACTTGTTGATGGCATCCTGAGGACCGTAAGCCCTCATGTGTTCCGGCTTTCCTTCCGGCATCTCTGTACGGAAATGGAAGACCGGAATAATCTTCTGCTTGAGCGGATTAGCCATGACACCGTTTGAGTCGGTGTACTGGTCTACGTAAGGCTCAAACTCGGATGGCTGAGGATTGGTAGTCAGCTTCTTGTTTCGGCTGATGTACTTTTCCCAGCGGTCCGGGTAATAGAGATTCACGCGAGTGCGCTTCTCTCGCTTACCGTTCGTATCGACCGTGATTTCCCAAACCTTAGCGGCGAACCGCATAACCTTTGGGTTCTCTTCATCGTAAATAGCGATGGTGGTCTTTGGGGAGTTGTAGTGCACCTGTAGGGAATCCCCATCAGGCAAGACCATAAGATAGGCGTCGCCATAAATCAGGGCATTCTTGTGAACCTGAGCAATGTCTAGCTGTAGCTCATCAGTTGCCCAAACCCTGTCGAGATACTGTCCGGCACCCTCTGAAATGGCGGACACAGAGGTAATCTCTAGGCGATTGTTTACGGTGTCTACAGGAACGGCGGCAAAGTTGAGCCGGAATTCCCCGGCAGTGTGCTTCAAAGCCTTAGCTACAGCCCTTGAAGTGAACACCTCTTCTGCTGTTCCGTAGTAATAGTCTTCTGCGGTTTCGTAATCAGCTCTCCTATCAAGAATCTCATTAACCGCGATGGTTAGGTCTGTCATATGTGTGTATTAGTAACTCCTTGTAAAGAGTATAAAGCAATTCCTTCCTGATTGCAATTTTAAAGGGTCAGCCGGCTCGGATATTGCATAAACAATTCCGAGCCAACTGTAGGGTTTCTCAGATGTAAGTCTGAGCCTTAATGCTTACCTGTACTTGGGGCTTACCGAGGAAGTACAGAACCCCGGAACAAACAGCGTCAATCACGTCATCATGAGTCACCTTAGGGAAGGCGAACATCTGAGTAATCAACGTATCGAAATGCCTTTCATGGATAACCTTGCCACGCTGATAGAAGTCAAGAGCATGGGTTGCCCTTACCTCCTTAGAGCCGACTGCACGCTCTAGTCTCAGCTTTGCCGGAATCCCGTCAAAGACAGTGCGCCATACGTCCCCACCCTGGTTGCTCTCGACCAGCACAACCCTTGCTCCGTATTCCTTGCAGAGATTGCTTACAAGCTCTCTCAACTCAGGACCGGGGCTAATCTTGTGCTGTTCGGCATAGCGCACGTAGATAGAGCCATCATCGGTACCCTCCTTGTCCAAGCCTCTAGAGATAACAGAGATACCGGTGTAGTCGCTTCTCTTCTTGGTTGTGACAGCAGGGTCAACAATCAAGAGAGTGTTTCCATAACCCCCGGCAGGTTCACCAATCCGAATATCCGAATCCTGCCAATAGGCAGCATCAAGAGAAACCGGGCGGTTCATCAGGTTCATCGCAAACGAACGGGTATGCCGGTAAGCATTGATGTACTCCATAGACCAGAACTCAGGCCATAGAGAACGCTCTGTTCCGTCATCGTTCTTGAGAACAACCGGGAAGTAATGAACCCTAATGCGTTCATCGAGCACCCAACGCAATTCAGGGTCAAGTGACTCATAGAAATCAGGGTCCGAAATTTTCAAATTTTCTGTATTTGAAAAGGGTGTAGATATAGGGGAATTCGAATTGAATTCTTTAGTACCGCTTTTAAGAAGGCCCTTAAAATGCCCAAGGTTTTTCGCATTCCCGGAATCGCGCCATTCCCTTAGCCTTTCATCAACCATTCTCATCTGGTCAATGATGCTGTTGGGCATTGTTGTAGTACCCGCAAAGACAACCCGCGCCCGGATATTCATAGGGAAAATGTCATTCAGCACAGTTCCCTTGCGCTTCAATGCCTCATTCTCGGAATAGTTAGCCTCACCGGGTTCAATGTCATCGAATAGCAGAAGGTCTGGTCTCTGCTTTCCAATCTTTAGACCGTGACTCTTAGAATCAGCACCCTTAGCAGCAAAGGCAAAGCCGTTAGCCTGAATGATTAGGTCACGAGACTGAGAGATAGCCGAGTTCTTCCGATTACCAACAAGGGGTTTGCACAGCTCAGGGAAGTCAGAGGCCAAAGCCTCATTAGTGTCTAGCTCTGTCTTGAACGTCTGCAAGTGAACCTCAGCCTGACCAGCACTATCGGCAAAGGCAGCAGCGAACCTGATATGCCCGTGTGCTGCTCCCCACATAGGCAAGAGGGTGAACAGCCATGTGCTCTTGCCTCCATTCCTGGGGGCAATGAATGCATCTCTGCTCTGCATTGGTTCTGTCGCCTTACCCTCCCAAGTCTTTGCGTACTCACACAAAGCCAAATGGAATTCGGAAAGGCTCATCTCACCCGCATCATTTGTAATGTGGTGAGGGAGGTACATAACAACAAACAAGAGAGGGTTAAGCCGAGTTTGCCTAATCCTTCCTTCTCGTGTCCCTAGGTCTGTGATTACCTCCTTGGGTAGTGTCCTTACATATTCTTCAATCTTCATAGCGTTTGTCCTGTTTAGTTCCTTTCTCTGTGTCGGCACAGCTCAGAGGCATGGGTGCATGAGTTGCCAGCCAACTTCGACTACTACAATCCTTGGTACAAAATGTGCCGGCCTCTACCGGTTGCTACATACTTTGCTACAAAGATTGGCTGTACGCCTTTCTGAGAGCCTGAACTAATCCTCCCGGTCTCTCTGTCCGGCTACCGGCTGTTCGGCTGTCTCAAGAGCGCTCATGAGGTTCTTGATGGCAACATCCGTTTCCGATGGCTGCTCCGTTCCGTTCCGGGAAGTTGCCTTGCCCTGAATCAGATTCATTGTCTCTACTGCCCGCTTTACACCTTCTGTGACCTTCTTGTACTCATCAGCCGATAGCTCACGTTCTCCAGTGATGTACTCCATTCCTCTATCGATAATGTCTTGCATTGCGATTAGTAGCTCTTCCTCCCTGTACCACTGGTTAAAGGCGGAAGACTTCTGCTTTAGTTCAGATAGGGCAATTGTTACGTTGAACTCCTTTGCCCATGTATTGGCAGTTGCCCAACTGTTTGGGTAACCAAGTTCCCGTCTGGCACGAGAATGCCCGATTTGGGCTGCAAGCTCCAGATATTCGAGCTTTTCCTGTTGTGTGTATTTCCTTTGGTTCATAAACTTTTCCAATTACGAATACGCGAAACCCCGGTATTACGTTATTCACTACTTCCTCTAGGCTCTTCCTCTAGCTTTCGGTTCAACTCTCTGTCTAGCCAAGCAAGAACCTTCATTGTTCGGCTTACTGTCAAAGGGCTGACTCCTAGTTCTTTGGCTAGTTGCTTAGCTGTGGGGTTTCCGTTCCGCATCCTTTCTTTGATGTGTTCTATCTCCGAGAGCATGAGTGCCCTTGAGTCTTCTCTAGGGCCTGTCATGCTTAATCCTCCGTGTTCCTGTCAATCTGTCGTACTAGAGCCTTTAGTGATTCATCGTCCGAGAACTGAGCAAGTCCATAACGTGCTGTGGACTTACCATCACTTCTCTTGAATGTAACCGCAATGGCGAATTCGTCATATCCCTCTGCAAGGAGAGTTGCCATTAGCTCGTCTGCTGCTGTGTTAATTGTCTTATCCATGTGTTTTCCTTTCCGGCATCCCGCCGTTTTTCTGCATTCCAACTAGTTATTGAGTCATATCAATAGCTTGGTAAAAGAAACCCCGACAGGCTTTGAGGAGTAACTAGCCAACTTGGTTTGCCTGTCGGGATTCCCGATAACACTTTTAGGAGTTGTAGAAATGAACGTCTATGAAGTTCCGTCTACATCTTCAGTATAAGGGAATTCGCCATCAAAAGCAATTACTTGCCTTCTCGCTTACGACGATTCCTTTCGTTCATCTTGTCTCGGTAGTATTTCTTTCCTTCTTCTGTCTTTGACTTCTCTCGGTAGTAGTCTTTGTTGTAGTTGGGGTTCTTTTCTCTGAACACCCGGCCGGATTCTTCAGCGTGCTTCTTGGCCTTATCCGGATTCTTCTTCCTCCACCACTTAAAGTAGTCAGACTGACACTTCTTGCACTTGTATTGGTAACCGTCCGGTGCCTTACGGTTCTTGTTGAACTGTCTGAGTGGTTTGGTCTTCTTGCATTCGCTGCACTGCTTCACTTCTTCTTAATCTCAATGGTGTATTGAGAACCTTCCTTTCTTCCTAGTTCGATTCCCTTGCTTCTGCCGTAGAAGTAGGCAAGGGTAATGAGGATTGCCACGGTGATTACTGTTGTCATGGTGCCTCTCTAGGTAAACCCGCCCGAAAACCGGGCGGGTACTCAACATCTGTCAGCCAACCCAATCCGTCGCAGGCATGATGCGCGGGATAGCGTCTCCTGCCCTAGCGCGAATCCTGGTCATCTCGGCCCCGCCGATAAAGGCATTCCATGCCCGGACGAACGCAATGAAGTCCAGAAGAATCTCATTACCGTTGGACTTGGTGCCGATTCGCTGCACTGCCCTCTTGCTCAAAGCCGTACGCGGGTCATTGGTGTAAAGACCCTTGCCGTTGTGCACACCCTCTGTCCAAGCCTCAAGAGCCTTGGCGTTTTCGTCTGGCGTGCTCGCAATAGTCATTACGGCAAGAGAGACAGACGGCCTAATCCTTGGGTGCGAGTAAAGCAACTTAGCCATCGGGGCGATTGTGTCCATCACCGGATGCTCATTGACGATAGAAACAATCTTGTCATTGGTAAGCCTGCCTGTCGTAAGGGTCTTACCGGTCTTGTATCCGTGGATAAGCCTTGCCGCTGCTGCCTTCTCCGTCGCGTACTTCTCCCCAGCAATCTCTAGAACCTGTGCGGGAGTCCTAGCGCGACCACCACTGTCAAAGTCAACAAAGGCAGACTCGTCAACCCCGGTAACCCTCTGGACCTTCACAGCCTTGCCGGAATCAATGATTGCCAAAAGGGTGTGCTGGCCGTTAATCAACTTGCCATCATCGGTAGTCGCAATTGTAGAACCCGCAACGGTCCTGTACTTCCCCGCCTTGATGATGTCGGACAAGAAAGTAACATGCTGCGTGCTTACCTTCCTGTTCTTGAAACCGGCCGCCTCTGAAGCGGCAAGAATCTTCTTCGCCTTGTCGGGCGTAATCTCTTCAATAAAGTAGTTTTCCATATCCCTAATCTTTCTGTGTGGTTTGGGGGGCCCGGCCTTTTACCGGGCCCTCAGTCATTTTTACTTAGCCGTCCAAGGCACATTGGCTTCTGTCATCAGCGCCTTGAACTCCTTATCAATGCATGAAGCACAAATCTTCGGCTTCTTAGAGCCCCAGGGGTATGACAAGCGATGCTTAGGCAACCAAGCGTCGCAATGCTCACAGGCAACCCCGTGAGGACACCCCCTGACATGCTTGCAGTCCTTCATATCCATTGTTTGCTCTCCTTTTACTGTCGGGCAAAGAAAGTCTTAGCCTCTTGCTTCTTCTGCTCGGTTAGTGCGTCATCGGCATAGAAAGCCGCCCAACGCGCTCTTTCCTCCTGAGTCTTCTTCTTGTCGTTCTGGAAACCAGGGTCAAGGAAGAATGAACGGGCCTTCTCGGGCCATGTGCAGTCATTCAGGATTTCCTCAATGGCTGTACCTAGCTCAATCTCGTACTCTTCCTCATCATCCGCCGTTCCGGCGGCGGCATTCTCATTAGAAGGCAAAGGGGAGTCACTATCATTCTTAGGCAAAGGAGAATCAACAGAACTGCCCTTCTCTCCCTTTGCCTCTGTTTCTTCTCTTGCTTCTACTGCTGCCGGAACGGCAGCGTTCTTTGAACTATCAGGTGAACTATCTAGTGAAGTATTGTTTGTAGTATTAGCCCCTGCTGCGGAAGGGCTATTGTCTGCTACAGAAGGGGTGTTGTCTGCTGTAGCAGGGCTATTAACCCCTGCTGTAGAAGGGGTTTCCTTCACGATTAGCTCTGGCTCTTCAAGAGCCGCAATGGCTTCTACGTCAAGAACGTAGAAGTTCTTCCGGCCTCTCTTTGTCACGCTAACGTAATCAGGTAGGTAGACCTGTACGCCCTTGAAATTCTTCTGATGCTTGATACCTCTTACCTTGCAAAGGCGCTTTACGCCGGGGTATGACTCCCAGTTTTCATCAGACCTCACAATCAACTCAATCAATAGGCACTTGTCGTCTGCCTTGAGGTTGCTTGTGAGCACTGTGTTAATCAAATCGAACTTGTTCATTCTGTTTCCATATCTCCTATGTGTATTGGGGTAAGAACCCAAAAGGCCCGGAATCTGGGACTAGCAGATTCCGGGCCTCAACAACCACATATGGAGATATGGTTAAGCTTGATTGTCCGTTCTCTTGGGTGTCTAGTCCTCACCTCTCGGAAGCGTTTCGGTCTTACGTTTACATTGTACCATGCGGCGGGGTTATCAGTCTACTTACTTGTGCCGCCCGGCGGTCTTTCCTGTGTTTCTCACTGACCCCATTACCTTAACCCGCGAATCGGGTCTAAGTCAAATGCTTTGTGTGCTTTCCTAAAAGGCTGGAAATAACAGCCGGCCTCCACCTGCCGGATTATTTTCCAAAGCCTCAGACAAAAGATGAGGGGCCTTCTCGGCATGTCCTTAGGGGTCCGTCTGCTACCCTCTTGCCACTCGACACGAGAGAAGGGGGCCAAAGTGGCAACCAAAGCTGAGCCGGTTGGCAGTGAGAAGGCTGGAGAGCCGGGGGTAAAGGAAGTCGTCACCCACATTGCCGGTGTGGGAGAGGTCAAGGCTTACTTTCAGGTGTCCACCGTTGATGATTTCGACGGGAAGACCACAGAGGACGTGCAGACCCTCAGGCTTACTGTCCCCCAGGAAGAAGAGCGGGAAGTAGTCGCCACGGACGACAATGGCGAACCGCTCAAGAACGATGATGGGTCGGACAAGCTCACCACTGAAAAGGTGTGGGCTTACCGGTCCCTTGAGATTGACTTGGGTCAGGCAAGCCGGGACAAGCTTCTCAAGGCTCTTGAGCCTTTCGTGAGCAAGGCACGAGACGCTAAGGCTCAGCCTGTCGCCACTCAGGGAACCCTCACCGCGTCTTCTGCCTCCAAGAGCCCTCACGACTTGAACGCCATTCGTGATTGGGCAAAGAAGGCCGGTCACGATGTGAAGGAAAAGGGCCGCATCGCAAAGAACATCATTGAGGCTTACTACAACGCTACCGGTAAGCAGAATCCGGAAGCCTAAGCCTCAAAGCACAAACCAAAGGCCCTTTAGGTTAGTCGCCTAAAGGGCCTTTGGTGTTTCTAATCCTCCGGAACCTTGATGACAAAGGTTCCTTTGTTGGGCAGGGTTCTGACCAATCCCCTGTCCCTAAGCTCTTGAACGGCCCTTCTAGCTGTATTGCCCTGTGAGGTTGGGGACGCGGCTGGCGGGTGGTTGCCCTTTCAGCGCGGTGTGTCCGCGGTGGTGATTGTAGGTGTGCAG